CGGCGGAAGAGCTCCTCGAGGTCGACCTTGTCGACGCCGAGCTCGACCGCCCGCTCCTCCGACAGGAACGGGTCGAAGGCGATCACCTTCATGCGCAGGCCCCGGCCGCGGTCGGCGACGATCGAGCCGATGTTGCCGCAGCCGATGATGCCGAGGGTCTTGCCGGTGATCTCGACGCCCATGAAGCGGTTCTTCTCCCACTTGCCGGCCTTCGTCGAGACGTCGGCGGCAGGCAACTGCCTGGCGACGGCAAGCATCAGGGCGACGGCATGCTCGGCCGTGGTGATCGAGTTGCCGAAGGGCGTGTTCATCACGATGATGCCCTTCGCCGTCGCCACCGGCACGTCGACATTGTCGACGCCGATGCCGGCGCGGCCGATCACTTTCAGCTTCTTCGCCGCGGCGAGCACCTTCTCGGTGACCTTGGTCGCCGAGCGGATGGCAAGGCCGTCATAGTCGCCGATGACGGCAAGGAGCTTCTCCTTGTCCTTGCCGAGATCGGGCTGGTAGTCGACATCGACGCCGCGGTCCTTGAAGATCTGGACGGCGGTCTTGGAGAGCTTGTCGGAGACGAGAACGCGGGGAGCGGACATGGGTGGGTTCCTTAGCCTTGAGCGGGGCCCCGGCGCCTCCGTCATTCCGGCGAAAGCCGGAATCCATCCTTCTGCCTTCGGTGCTGGCGGCACCGGTCGCGATGGACCCCGGCTTTCGCCGGGGTGACGGGGTGGGTCGGCCGGCCCCCTTCGCGGAAACGACGTGAAAAACCGGCGGCTCAGGCCGCCTGCTTGAGGGCGGCCTTCTCGAGGGCGAAGCCCCAGTCGAGCCATTCGGTGAGGACGGCGAGATCGGCCGCCTCGATCGTGGCGCCCGCCCAGATGCGGAAATGCGGCGGCGCATCGCGATGGAAGGCGATGTCGTAGGCCACCCCCTCCTTGTCGAGCCGCGCCGCGATCGCCCGGACGAAGGCTTCCTGGCCGGCAAGGTCGAGCGCGGTCACCGCCGGGTCGACCACCTTGAGGCAGACCGAGGTGTTCGACCGCGTCGCCGGATCCTCGGCGAAGAAGTCGATCCACGGCGTCCGCGCCGCGAAGTCGGCAAGCACCTTGAAGTTGGCGTCGGCCCGGCCGATCAGGCCTTTCAGCCCGCCGACCGACTTCGCCCAGGCGAGCGCATCGAGATAGTCCTCGACGCAGAGCATCGACGGCGTGTTGATCGTCTCGCCGACGAAGATGCCCTCGTTGAGTTTGCCGCCCTTGGTCATCCGGAAGAGCTTCGGCATCGGCCAGGGCGGGGAGTAGCTCTCGAGCCGGGCGACGGCGCGCGGCGACAGGATCAGCATGCCGTGCGCCGCCTCGCCGCCGAGCGCCTTCTGCCAGGAGAAGGTGACGACGTCGAGCTTGTCGAAGGGGAGCGGCTGGGCGAAGGCGGCCGAGGTGGCGTCGCAGATCGTCAGCCCCTCGCGGTCGGCGGCGATCCAGTCGCCGTTCGGCACGCGCACGCCGGAGGTCGTGCCGTTCCAGGTGAAGACGACGTCGCGGGAGAAGTCGACCTGAGACAGGTCGGGGAGCTTGCCGTAATCGGCCTTGATCGTCCGCGTGTCGGCGAGCTTGAGCTGCTTGACCACGTCGGTCACCCAGCCGAGGCCGAAGCTCTCCCAGGCGAGCACGTCGACGCCGCGGGCGCCGAGGAGCGACCAGAGCGCCATCTCGACGGCACCGGTATCCGAGGCCGGGACGACGCCGATCCGATAGTCGGCCGGCACCTGGAGCACGGCGCGCGTGTCCTCGATCGCCTGCTTGAGCTTCTGCTTGCCGATCTTGGCGCGGTGCGAGCGGCCGAGCGCGGCACCTTTCAGCGCTTCGAGCGACCAGCCGGGCCGCTTCGCGCAGGGACCTGACGAAAAATTGGGATTGGCCGGCCGGCGGCCGGGCATGGCGGGATTGGTCATTGTCTCTACCCTCTCAGATAGGCGCCCCTCGGTGGGGAGGGGTGTCCCGCGCCCTCAATAGCGGAAACCAAGGGAAACGCAAGGCTTCCGGTGCTGGTCACGTGCAGGATCGTGCAGGAGAAAGCAGAACACGACCGGAACATGCACGATCGAGTGGCACACGGCTGACACAAGCGGTTCCCGAGTCGTTCACCCCGCCGTCGCCAGCGCCCACACGATGCCGGCGACGGCGAGGATAACGAGTGTCCACGCGATGATGGCTGTGCTGATGCGGTCGGTATCGGGGCGCATCACGTGTCCTCCCGCTTCGTCTTCGGCGCGTTCCTGATGCCCTCCGGCGCAGCCCGCCAGTCCTTGCCGCTCGCGACCGCGCACATCATGTCCGCGTCGGTCTGAGCGAGCACGGTATAGGTACCGGTCTCGTCGTTGACGGTGATGGTGAGGACGGCGCCGTTGCTGTCGGCGATCGAGATGAAGGCCGGCAGCTCGCCGTACCGATCGAAGGCAGCGCGGAGCATGTCCTCCCAGGGGCCGCACTGGACGCCCGCGGCCTTCACGGAATAGGCATCGATGAGACTGGCGAGCGCGAACAGGATCGCGCCGCCGATGGCGACGTGGCGCATGGTGTTGTCCTTTCAGGGTTGATCAGTCCTTCGGATGCTTCATCGCGTCGGTCTGGTCGGCGATGCGCTCACCGTGTTCGTCGAGCGAGCGGCTGACGATCTTGCTGTGGTGGTCGAGCGCCTCTTCAATCCGCCCGGCGGCGCGATCAATGCGGTTGCGGTCCTCATCGTGGAGGGCAACGACGATTGGCTTCGCCCTGTAGGGCTCTTCGGCTTCCTCGTCCCGTGGCTGTCGACTCTTCCAATAGGCGCCGAGCGCAGTCGCCAGGACAACCGAGAAGAGCGTTGCAATTCCAATGTAATCAGCGACCGACACGAGCCCGCCTCCCGTGTACCGCATCTGCTCCGGAGCGCATGGCGCAGTAGATGTTGAGCACGATCGGCACCAGCGTTGCCGGCAGGCCCATTGAAGCAACGCCCATATGGATGCTGACTTCGAGGAAGGCGACGGCGAACTGGCCCCAGAGCGTCGCGCCGATCGCAGCCGCGAGAGCCCGGACCAGCGGCATGCCCTCGTAGGCCCGACCGTTGATGACGAGAGCGCCGGCATGGAGCGCACCAACGCCGACGCAGAGCCAGCCCCACACATCCTCCGGCGCCCTGGCGAGGATCAGTTCATAGGCCGGCGAGGAGGCGAGCGTGTCGCCGGGGAGGAGGAGCGTCGCTCCCCAGGCGGCAATCAGGGCCGCGCATCCCCAGTCCAGGGCGCGTGGCCGGCCGCGGTGGTGGGCCATGGTCGCCTCTCGTCAGGCCGGCTTGTTCGCCGGCGCGAACCACGTGAGGACGTGGCCGACGATGTAGCCGGCGATGGCCTGGGCAACGGCAAAGCCGAGGTCATGCGCCTGCGGCACCAGCGCCTCGCCGACGCCGCCGGTGAAGGCGTTGATCACCTGGCCGACGATGTCGTTCGAGACGAGGACGGACGTGATCGCGCCGGCGGCGCCACCGGCAATCGCCTTGGCCGACTTGCCGCGGGCGATGAGGCCGATTGCGGGCGTCAGGATGGCCGAGAGAAGCTTGAGCATGGGGGTGTCTCCTTGTTGAACGGGAAAGGGCCGCGCGAGGCGGCCCCTTCCGGAAAGGCGATGAGGGAGGATCAGGCGGCGGCGAGACGGTCCCGCAGGGCGAAGCCCATGAGCGGCCAGAGCTGCCGGATGGCGTCCTCGTAGGCGAACTTGCGACCGAGGTCCGCGTTGAAGTTCTCGGGCGACGCGGGCGCGCTCTTGCCGATGACCGTGAAGCCGTTCTTCATAACGAGGACGCAGACCGACAGGAGCGCCAGAGACGGCACGACGGGGTACGGCCCCACCATGTCGGCAGCGTTCAGGTCGTACCGCGTAGCGATCGCCGCTTCGATGTCCTTCAGCTGAACGCGGGGCGCGACGGCGACGGCCGCCGACTGGGCGTCGGTGACTTGGAGGCTTTCCATATTCCAGCTTCCTTTTCAGGTTTTGCCCCGGCACCATGCCGAGGCGGATTCCGCTCTCGCGGAAAGGTGTCAGCCGAACAGCGCCCTGAGCGCCGCAAGGAGCCGCGCCCAGAAGCCGGCTGGCGCCGGGATAGGCTCGGGTTCCGGAACCGGCATCGGGTCGTCTGGCTCGGGCGCCGTCTGGAACAGCGGTGCGAGCCTGCCAGCCGTCTCCAGCGCCTCATACGCGGCGAGCGCCTGGCGCGCATAGCTGTTGCGGCTGTCGTAGTGCTTGATGCCGGCCCGCTCAAACGCCGCTTCGAAGGCCTTCACCTTGGCCTCGAGCCCGATCGCCGACTTCAGCGCCGGAATGGCGCGCTTCTCGCTGCCGGTGAGTTCGACGAAGAGAAAGCCATAGTTGGCGCGGTCGCTCTTCGGATCGAGGCCATTGCGGGCGCAGTAGGCTTCGAACTCGCGCCGCCGCGGCCCGGTCCATTGAGCCCAGCCGAACCCACCCTTCGAGCCGGGCACAAGCGGCTTCTGTTCCTGGAAGAGCTTGAAGCCGCCACACTCGTGGCCGATGTTGCCGAGGATGGCGGCGGCCTCGACCTTGGACAGGCCGAAGTCGGTCATCAGCGTCACCATGATCGGCGGCGCCTTGTCCGTGAAAAGGCTCATCGCTTTCTCCTTGCAGGGTCAGAGATTCCCAAGCCGCCGGGCCGCCCGCTCGGCAAGCCACTGCGGACGGGTCTGGCCGTCGCGGGCGGCATCGGGGCCGAAGCCGTATGGCGTCAGCGTTGCCAGCCCTTCCGGCGCCGGGGCCGGCAGGGCCGCATCATCCTTGGTGCGGGCTTCCGTTATGGTGAGGACGTTCCGAATTGTCCTCTTGGCATCGATCACCTGCCGGTAGCGATCCGCAAGGCCACGGACGAATTCACGGATAGCCTCGCCGGTACGAATGGCGACAGCGCCAGCATCGATGGTCGCTGCCGGCCCGTGGGCATCGTCGAACCGCTGCATCATCGCCCGGTCGGCGGCATCCCGCAAATAGATCGTCCCAAGCTCGGCGGCGATCGACCGGTCGGCAGCGCGGGTTACCTCGGTGCCGCGGTCGAGGAGCGGGTCGGGAAGGTTGCGAACGGCCTTGGCGCGCGCCGCGTCGGCGCCGAGAATCTTCGCCGCCCCGGCTTCGATCTGCCGATCAAGGGCCGTGCCCCGATCGGCGAGCGGATCAATCCCGTTCGCCGCTGTTCCAGGCCTCAGCCGCGGGAGGGGAATATCGACCTCCTGCGTCGGACGACGCCGCGGCAGCGGTACCGCCGCGTCCGGCGAGACCGGATCGACAACCTTTGCGGCGACTCGGCTGCCATACTCATAGGCCGCCTTCCCCGGCATCACAGTGGCCGAAGGATCAAGATCGTAGAGCATCGCCTGATAGGTTTCCGGGCCTAGCCGGCCGTCGACGGTAATGCTGCTCCGCGCCTGATAGGCCTTCAGCGCCTGCTTGGTCAGCCGCCCGAAGATGCCATCAGTTTCGAGCGGGTTGCCGTGGGCGTCCCGGAAGCCCTGAAGGTTCAGGAAGGCCTGGAGCTCGGCAACATGCTCCCCTCGGTCGCCCTTGCCGACGATGCGTCCGCGATCGATGACGGCAGCCCCGAGCGTGTCGAGCAAAAATGGCTCCGGCATCGATCGGGCGCCCTTGGCGCCGAAGGCCGGCGAGGCGGTATCCGGGCGGCCCGGCGGGATCGGAGCGCCCGTCGCCTGGGCTGCCGCCGCGGCCTGCGCTGGCGTCTGCCCATCATCTGGTGCGATGGCGAGCACCGGGCCGACGAACGACTTGTAGCCGGTGCCGAGCTTGCCTGAATTGAACATCGACAGGAACCGGGCCTCGGCCGGATTGCTGAATGCCCGCGCGGCATCGCCGCTGGTGCGCCCGCGGAAGCCCCAGACCGCTGCCGGACGCCCCGGACCCGAGTAGCCGATATGGAGCGAGCCGTTGCCGAGAAAGCCCTTGCCGAAGCTGTAGAGGCCGAAACGGTTGGCGCCGGCGGCAGCACCGGCCGCCGCCACGGCAGCCCGCTGTTCCGGCATCCAGAGCTTGCCGTCCGCAGTATAGCCCTTGACGTCCCACTCGGTGCCGCCGCGATGCGACAGGTGCCCGCCGCCCTTCGCCGCGGTCACGTCGATCTGCATAATGCCGGCAGCGGCGGCGTTCTCGGCGACAGTGTTCAGGATCGACAGCGCCTTCGGCGTCATGCCGCCGGTGCTGGTCCGGTCGATGATCGCAGCGCGGACGACAACGCCGCTTGCGGCCGTGAACATCACCTTGCCCGGCCGCTGATTAACATATCCGGCAATGGTCTTCTGCTTCAGCGCCTCATTGCCGGCGTCGGCGTCTGGCGCGGTTGGCGATGAAGCGGCCGGCGCCATGGGCGCTGCATCGTTACCGGCAGCCTCGACCGCCGGCGTCGAGATCGCTGTCGGCGTCGTCGAGACCGTGTAGGGCGATGAGAAAACCGGAGCCGCGGGAGCGGTCTGGGTCGCGGTGTTTTCGTCGTCGAGCACGCCCATCGGGTCACCGCTTCTCTTTGCGCGCCGGCACGCCGAAAGCCTCGTTGGCCCCGGCCTCGACCTTGTCGAAGAGCTGGCGGAGATAGAACAGGTTCTGCATCGGGATCAGCTTGCGGATGACATGGGTGTCGGATGCCGACCACTCCCCGGTGGTGCCCAGCGGCACCACGTCGCCAAGCAGGTCTGCGGTAGGACCGAAGAGCGCGCCGAAGACGTTTCTGCTCGCGTAGCGCGACGCCGGAACGCCGGTGAGACCGGCGATCGTCGCCGGCCGCAGCGCCGTCTTCTCCGCAATGTTGTTGGCGTCCATGATCCAGCCGGCGAGACCGGACCGATCGAAAGCTTCCGCGGCCCACACGGCAGGATCGTCGCTCACCTCATAGCCGGCCGTCTCCATCTTCAGCTTGTAGGAGAGCGCCCCGAGCGCGAGCATCAGCAACGCGCCGTTGAGCGTCGCGGCGTCGCGCTGCTGCAGGCCGGCAATCACCGTCCGCTGCATCGACGCGATGTTGAATGATCGGAACTGGCCGATCACCTTGCCGAGCGGCGTGCTCATCCACAACGGCTTGTCCTGGCCAGGCGTGACGATCACGCGATCGATGTCGCGCACCAGCGCTGCCCGCATGCCCTCGATAGCCTGACGATCGGTCCACGCTTCCGTATTCGCCCACCAGATCGCACCGTCCTTGACGCCCGCGCCCGCCGCGCCTATGTCCGATTGGGGTGGCTCACCATCCAACGGGATCGGTCCGCCCGCTTCACGCGAGCTCCCGCCCGTCGTGGGCCCCCCACCGCTCTTCATCTCGTAGTGGTCGTAGTATCGGCGCCCGTCCTCGAGTTCGCGGACGACGACGCGCACCTCGGTCGGCTGGCCGGCAATCTCAACGGCGCTGTCGTAGTAGTGGTAGGCCTTGATCGTGTGCCGCCCGCCGCGATCGGCGCGGCTTCCGGCATGGGCACCCCGCTGGATCAGCTCGTCCAGACGTGCAGTCGCGAGGAGCGAATTGCGCGCAACTTGGTCCTGGGTCGCTTTCTTGATGCTGGACCAGGGTACGATGATGTCCGCCCCATCACCCGTGTTTCGGAAGGTGCGTCCGGCAAAGCTGTTCCTCGCGAAGTCGCGGACCAGAGCCTTCAGCTTCCCGATCGGCGTCGTCAGGGCGTCGCCGCCAAACTCGCGGCCGGTGTAGCGGATCGGCTCGCCCGCCATCCGCCGAGCAGCCGATGGTGGCGCGTCGGCATGGACCGCCGGGCCGGCTTTCGCAGAGGTCGCTCCGGGCCCGCCCGCGAACTGCCGCCAGATGCGCTCCGCCATGTTGGCGTCGATGCCGTTCGCGGCGAGATACTCGATCTCCGCCTTCGACGCCGTGCCGGCGACCACCTTCTCGATGGATTGCAGTATCTTCGTCTGGGCGATGATCCCGACAAATTGCTTCATCGCCGCGTTCCACGGCGCCATCAGCGAGACGATGCCGAACTTGCGGGTCGCCGCCTCGACGCCGCGCTCGACTTTCGAGCCGCGGCCGTAGTCATCCATGATGTCCGAGATCGCCATCGCCCGGCTATCGAGCACCATGTCGAGCGCCGTGCCGGCGAGCTTCGCTTCTCGGGCGGCGAGCCTGAACGTCTTCATGCCGCGGACGAAGGGCACAAAGGCTGCCCTAAGCGTCCGCGTCAGGCCATAGACCATCACCGGCCGGCCAACGTCGGGCACCGCCGAGAGCGTCATGCCGCCGAGGAGACGGAGATAGTTGAGGTTCCTCACCACCCGGCTCGCGCGATGCAGGAGCCCGTCCGGATTGTCGGGGATCGCATAGTTGCCACGGATGCGGTCACGGATCGCGGTCAGGTCGCGGATGGCCGCCTTGCGCTGGTCGTCGAGCTTATGCTTCGCCTTCTCGCCCTTGGCCTCGGCTATCTTCGTGTTCGCCTCGTCGTTGATCTTGGCAATCTGGTCGGCGAGGTCAGTCGACCCGAACTTCTTCACGAGCCCGACGTCGGCCGCCATGGTCGCGACATAGCGCCGGCCGAGGACTTCGACGTCCCGCTCGACGAAATCGCGGATGAGCGTCGTCGGGATGCGGAGCACCCGCTCCTTCAGTGGCCCGCGCGGGCCGGCGACGATGTCCTTCGGCGTCAGCACCCGCGCCGGCGAGTTGGCGAGGATGACGTCGGTGGTCTCTTCGGCGAGTGACCTGATTTCCGCCGGCGTCAGGTCCTTGATCGCGGCGTCAACGCCCTCGGCGCCGGTGCGCCGTTCAAGTTCCGACACCCGTTCGAGCAACTCCCTTTGCCGCACCTCAAAATGCCGCGCCAGGATGCCGACGAACTCTGTCCGGCGAGCACGGATCATCTCGGTGTTGTAGAGGCGCGGAACGTAACCGACATCGTCGAGCGGCTGAACGCCCTCCTCGAAGATGCGTGTTTCGATCGCCTCCCTCTTCCACGGCTCGAAGACGCGGGCACGCAGCGCCTTTGCCGCCGCCTCCACCTCCTTGACGGCGTGGACGTCGCCGGAAAGCAGCGCATCGAAGACCGCTTCCTTGAACTGGGCATAGGTCATCTTGCCGCCGCCGCGACCGGTCATGGTCGCCAGCGTGCCGCGCGCCGCTGCGAATCGCGTTGGCTTGCCGAAGAAGTAGACCGAGTAGAGATCGTCCATCTCGACCAGCGCCTCGGCGAGCGGCGCGTGCGCCATCTTGATTCGGGTCTCGACCGAGCCGCCGATCGTCGTGGCGATGCCTTCCGAGTTTTCCGCGAGTGTCGTCGGCGTCTCGGCAAGGTCGCGGACGGCGTTCTTCGCGGCGACGAACGGACCGGTCTGCAGGCGGATCAGCGGGTCCTGGAAGCGGACCGCCTTCTCGGCGCTGAGAGCGGATTTCAGGTCGCCGGAGCCGCGCGCCGCATCCGCCGCGGCCGCACCGATGCCGACAGCCTTGGTCCATGCCGCGGTCTCTTCCGCCGCCGTCGCCGGGACGTCGACGAGCCGCTTTGACAGGGCGCGGAAGTCGTTCTTCGACAGTAAGCCCGCCGCACCGCCGAGCAAACCGCCCAGCACCGCAGCGCTGCCGATGGCGAAGATGCTCTCGACCGCTGGTCGCGTCTCCTGCGCGGACTGCAGGACGCCCTCCTGAAGCGCAACGGTGCCGCCCACCAGGGCGGCGCCCTCCGCAGCCCTCACGGTAGCCCGCCCCGTTCTGACGAGCCCGGCGGCGGGCACCAGCATGGTCGGATCGAGGATGCCGGCGGCAATGCCGGCAAGGACGCCCGCAACTCCGCTTCTGGAGACGATGCTCCGCAAACGCTCTTCCCGATCGATGCGCGCCATCACCGAGCGGGCCTCCGGCTCCGAACGCACGCCGATGAAGCGATCGAGGTAGAATTCCTCGTACTTCGTGTCAGCGACGATGGACATCGGGTCGAAGCCCGGATCGGGCGCGAAGGTCGGCCGGGTCGCCAGATCGACCGCCCCGGCTACCGTGCTGTCAAGACCGAAGGCCGCGCCGATAGTACCGGGGTTGTATCGCCCATACGCCCCGACGCTGGGGAGCAGACCAGGCGCGGGTAGCTCCTCAGGGAGCGTCCCGGCGACCGGCGACACTCCGCGACCATAGGCGCCAGGCGGAACCCGGACCATTCGGCGTGCCGGAGCCGTGACGACGATTTCAGGGATCTCGGTCATCTCTTCAGCGGCGGGAGGCCCGCCTCCTTGCGCCGCGCGTTCTCCATGTCGAAGCCGGTCACACCGGCGGCGCGGTCGGCTTCGAATTGCGCGCGGGCATCGTCCCGCTCGCCACTAAAGTCGAACTTCAACAGCATCGGTGAGCCGTCCGGCTCGGTCAGAATGTAAAACACCCCGTCCGCGTCGATGATGCGCACCCAATAAGCGGGCAGGTCACCGGCCTGCACGCTTGCGGCAGTCTCCTCGGCAGGCACAAGGCCCCATTCGGTCGCATCCGGAAAGGCGACACGCACTTCCTCTGCGAGCTGATCGGCGAGGTAGTCGTAATCGCCACCAACCGCGGGATAGTACTTCTCCGGCGGGAACGGCATGATCCTCGGTGTGTCCCCGGATTCCGTCGTGCCCCATTTCAGGTTGAGACGTTCCAGCGCCTGGCGTTTCGCCACCTCGACGTCGCCGGAGATCGCGTAGCGCTCGGCGAAGAGAGTGTCGAAATCGCTCCGCAATTCCGCCGTCGCGAGCGCATCGATCGGCGCCGCGGGCGCAGCCTCCATCCCAACATTGCGCTGCCACCATGACGGAGCGAACGACCATACGATATCGTCGGTCGACACATCGGCGGCGAGCTTGGCGCCCTCGGCACGAAGGTCGGCGATCAGCTTCCGGCGCGTCGGGTCACTGTTCGGGTCGAGCCGGGCGGCAAGCTCGTCCGGCGGCGTCACCGGCGCCAGCGCCTCGTAGTCCTGGATGCGCTTCAGGGTCGCCTCACCGAAGGCGCGCTCGAACTCCACAGGGTACTGTCGAAACAGTCCCGACAGCACCCGGAACGACCGCGTCCGCTCGCCGGCGTCGCGCGAGACGATGCCGACCTTCAGCGCGTCGGCCGCGCTGTCGGGGATGATGCCGCGCTTCTCGACGACCGCGCGCAGGCGCCCGATCGACGTCTCGTCTCCGGCGATCAGCCCCACTTCGCCGCCAAGGGCCTTGTAGTAGAGGTCGACCGCTTTACGATCCTCGGAATCGGTCGGATAGAATGCCTCATTCGGATCGTTGAAGCGGACAAACGCTTCCGCCGCCTTCACGGCGTCCTTGTCCCGCGCGGTCACGACGTCGGTCGCCTTCTTGATGTCGTCGTAGTCGGCGAGCCACCCTTCGCGACGCGCCTGCTGGATGTCGGCGAGGCCGGCCTGCCCATCGCCGATCGCGTTCATCAGCGAGTTGAAGCGGGCGGTGTAGACCGCCTTCGCTTCCATCGTCGCCGCGTTGTGCTGGGCGAGGATCGCGGAATCTGCGTCGTGCGCGAGCGAGAAGACCTGATCCGGTGACAGTCGCGAATAGTATGGGTTGGTAGTGAAGTCGCCCATTTCGGCCGGCGTCGTGCCGGCCATCTTCGATGCTGCCCATTTCTTGAGCCAGCCGACCGTCTTCCCCTGCAGGAACGGGTTGGCGCGGACCGCCTCGGCGCCGAGGACGTCGACGATCGCCGTGTCGTCGGATGCGCCGAGAACCGCGCGGGCCCCGCCGATGCCGGCGAAATGCGCGAGGTAGAGGTTGCCCTCGGTCGGCTCGATGCCCGAGGCCTGAAGCGCCGCAGCATTGTCCTCGGTATGGCGGACGGTCATCTCGCGCGCCAGCTCGGGATCGGCCTTGAGCGCAAGAACATCCTTGTCCGAAAGGTTGGTCAGCTCCGGCCGATGCCGGCGGACCGTCGCGAGCCACGTTGCATCGGTGAACTGGCCGAGCCCGGAGGCCGACGAGCGCGGGTTCTTCGCCCGGGCATTGCCGGCCGACTCGACGCCGATGATCTTCGCCGCCGTGGTCGAGATCGGACCGGAGGCCAGGCCGACCTCCTCCTGAAAGCGAAGCGGATCGAACTGCGCGAGCTTCTTGGCGCGGGCGAGCTGGAGCGCCTCTTCGATCTTCCGGCGCGCCTCGATTTCCTGCTCGGGCGTCATCCACGCCTTGGCGCCTTCAAGGTCGTCATAGGCGCGCGCGAGCACGGTGTCGTACTGGTCGGGAGACTGGTAGACCGCCTTCACATGGGCATCGAAGGCCGTGTTGAGATCGTCGGCCCGCTGCGCAAAGAGGCTCGCCTCTTCGAACTGGAACGCCCTCTCGGCGATCTGCGCGCCGAAGCCGTTCGCCCACTCCTCATAGGCCTGCCGCGCGGCCGGCGACGGCGCCGACTTGAGCACTTCATCCCGGTAAGCACCGAATGTGCTGACCGCCTTGTCGGTGAAGCCGACCCATCCGGGCTGGGCATAGCCTGCGGCAGCGAGCGCCCCACCAGCGGGCGAGGACGGGGTCGGGCCGGATGCCGTCGTTGTGGCGCCGGTGCGAAGATCGCTCTCCTTTTCGAGCCAGTCGATCGCGGTCTGCGCCCGCGCCTTGGAGAACCACGATGCATCGGCAGTCGCCTGCCGGGTCGCGGCGAGTTGGCCGAGGTCGGCGCCGAGGGATGAGACGGCTCCGCCAAGGGCTTCGAGCGCCTTGCCGGCATAGTCCGTCTTCGGCCGGAACGGCTGATCCGGCGGTCGTTCCGTGATCGGGCGCACTCGGTCGGGCAGGTTGAAGGACCCACCAACGCTACCGAGTGGCCCGGCCTGATATCGATCGATGCGCGCCATCAGGCCTGACCGGTGTTGAAGATGCCGCTGGACGAAATGAAGGTGCCGATGCCGGAAATGACCGGTGCGGCGAAGGCGAGGCCGACCGCCGAGCGGGCCGAGGCCGAAGCCGTGGCGCCATAGGTGCGGGCGTCCTTGGCAGCCTCCTTGCCGTACTTGATGGCGTCGCTCGCCGCCACTTCGCCGTATTCGAGCGCGAGACGGGCGTTCCGGCGATTGATCTTGGCGAGGATGCCCTCGTTCTCGATCGAGATGCGGGCGCCGAAGCGGGCCGCCGCGATATCGAGGGCGATGCTCTCGCCGGTCGAGTGCACCACGTCGGCGATCGAGCCGGTGAGGGCGATGCCAGACGAGGCATAGGCAGCGACCTGACCGCCGATGATCCCCCTGCCCTTCTCGGTCATCCGGGCAACGTCGTAGCTGCCCTTGACGCGCTCAAGCTCGGCCTGGCGCTCATGGACCGCGGCCTGGTCGAGATAGTTCCGCGCCTGTGTCTCCGCCTGCCGGCGGTAGTCGATCGCCTGATAGCGGGCATTCCGGATGTATTGGCGGGCCTGATGCTCCGCAGCGAGCCGTTCCTGCTCGCTCGCGTTCTTCATCTGCTTCGCTGCGGCAATCCCCTGGATCACCGTTCCGGCGAGGCCGATGCCGGCAGCTGCGATCGGACCGCACATCAGGGCGCCCCTTCGAGGCCGGCGACAACCGAGCGGATGGTCGCCGGGTAGCCCTTGTTGGTGGTGACGACGACGACGCCCTCGTTCGCCGATCTGTCGTCGACCTGGACCGGGAAGATGCCGGTATTCAGGATGCCGTCAGCCGCCTCGCGCTCGGCATGCGGGACGGCGCGGGTGCTGACCAGCGAGCCGGCCTGCAGACCCTTGGTCTCCAACATATCGATTTTGACGTCGACCACCTTCATCTGCCGGCCGAGGGCGGTACCGTCGCGGTTGCCTGCCGATGGCGCCCGCAGGGTTTCGAGCCGCGAGGTGTAGCGGAGCCCGCCGACGACGGTCCCGGTCGTGGTCGAGGGCAGCGTCACCGTGCCGGCGGCGCTCACGACCGCGTCGCCGACGTCCACGCCGTTGATGAGGAGGCCGATCGTCTCGCCGGCAAGCCAGGTGATGCCGGTCACCGTCGCAGCGGCCATCACCGTGGTTTTGAAGGCGCAGTCGAAGTAGACGGCGTCTGCCAGCGTGTCGCCGGTCTCGTACTGCGGCGCCAGGTACTCGACATAGCGGCGGGTCTGGCCGTTGATGGTACGCTTGACGACGAGATAGATCACGGCGCCGCCGGCCGACGGGATTGCCGCGGCGCTCTCGATCACCGCGCCGGTGCCGGCGATCTCGACGGGCGTGATCCCGGCGATGCCGTTCTCCGGCTCATATGTGACGGCCGTCAGACCACCATCGTCGCGGACGAAGCCGGCGAGATTGAACCGGTCGGCCTGGAAGAAGCACTCGACGATGCCGGGCGTGAACAGGTGTTCCGAAAGCCGCGACAGCTCGCGCGGCAGGAACCCTTGCGCATTGGCGTTATAGGCGAACTCGAAAAGCCGCTTCTTGTAGCGGTCGAGATAGAGCATCGCCAGCGGCTGCTTCTTCTGCGTCACGTTGAACGAGGAGAAGGGCTCCGCCGCGGTCGCCGGCCCGAGGAGCCGGACGGCGCTCGACACGATGATCGGTTGGATGCCGGAGGTGTAGGCCTCGGTCCCCACGACGAGGTCGCTCATCTCCTCGATCCATGTGATGGCGGAAAGCTCGCCGCCCGTCATCGTCAGGGCGATCGCGTCGTTTTCCTGCACCGGGTCGGAAATGCCGAAATCGGTGTAGTCGGCCGAGACCGAGAACCAGATTGCCCGCGGTGCCGTGATCGTGCTGGCAAAACCAAGCCGGTCCTGAAAAAAGCCAACGGCTCGCGGATAGCCGTTCGTCGCCGACCACGGGCTGAGTTGCCACCGGCTGATCCGCGTTACGTCGAGGAGGGCGTGGCCGTAGAGGCGGATCGTCACCGCGGTCGTCGACGACTGCGCCACAATCGCCGCCCAGCGCCAGATGCCGTCCGACCCGAGGAGCCGGATTACCCGGCCGGCATCGGTCGCAGCAAAGCCGGCGCCGCCGTTGATGCCAGTGACGGCGGAGGCGGTAAGGCTGAAGGCGGTCTGGCTGGCGCCACGCTCGTGCAGGACCAATTCGGCGACACGGCTGTACTGCCGGTCGCCGTCGACCGCCGTCCACTTCAGCCGGTAGGACTGGTACCCCGTCTCGTTCGGAAAGTCGTAGTAGCGCCGCTCGCCGGCCGCCCAGGTCGTCTCCCCGGTGCGAACGTCGATGACGATCCAGCTCGAGCCGTTGTAGCCCTCGAACGTCCAGTTGGTCGGCGTCCGCGCGGGATACTTCTCGTCGGCGGCGAGCCAGTAGGCATCGCAGACCTTCGTGTTGGTCGAGGGGAAGTCGATCGACACCCATCCGGTCGTTGTCTTGATCTCGACCGACGAAGCCGTGTCGCGATCGAAAGCCTTGTAGGCGCCCGTCGAGGAATCGCTGTCGGCGGCGGTGTAGGACGACGTCGAGTTGGACGTCATGTCGATGACGCACCCGCCGGTGTCGGCCGGGGTCAGGTAGGTGCCCTGCTCGTCTTCCTCCAGCCAGGGGCCGTTCTCGTAAGAGAGGTTGGCGAGCGCCCAGCTCGTTTCCGACGAGCGGACCAGCGTTGCCGGCGCATAGGACGGGTGCGCCAGATAGACGGTATCTCCGGCCTGCGCGAACTGGAGATCGAAGATATCGGCCTCGGCGTAGGTCGTCGTCACGTCGACCACTTCCGCCACGGTGCCGCCGCTCGAATATGTCGTGTAGCCCGACGAGTTGACGCCGGAGAGCTCGAAGGTGTTCGCGCCGGTGTTGACGTTGGCGACCGTGAAGATCCGATTGTTGACCTCGGTCATCCCGACGACCCCGCTGATCCTCACGCGGTCGCCGTTGGCGAAGGTGTCCGACCCGGAATAGGTGACGATCGCCGGGTTCGCCTTGGTGATCCCGGTGATGGCCTGCGCCGTCAGGGTGACCTGGGCGCCGAGGGTGTAGAACCACACCTTGCCGTCGTTGAAAAGGAGGGCATAGGCCTGCTCCTCATCGAATTCGAACTCAACCAGCCGGCCCTTCTCGGTCTCGTCGCGAATGGCACCGATAAAGATCGTCCCCGGCCGGCGGGTAAGCCCGCCCTGCGGCATGACGAGCCAGTTGGTCGCGTCGGCAAGCGCCTCGGCGTAGAGCTCGATATCGACGCGGCCGGCAAGCTTCGGCGACAGCTCGCCGCGGACGAAATTCGCCTGGATCGGATAGACGGTCATGCGTAGCGCGCCGCGATCACGTCGTCAGCCGCCGGCTTCTGCGCGGTGCCTTCGATGGCATTGGCGAGGCGGGCCTGACTGATAGCGTCGGAGTAGAGGGCCGAGGCAATCTCGACCATCGACTGCTTGCCGGTGAAGCGGTGGGCACCCATCATCGCGAGCCGGGCGCCGAGGGCGATGACGAAGAGCGGATCGAACTTCGTCGGATCGGTGATCTGCTTGATGTAGCGGACCTTGAGCGTCGATGGCTCGTCGGTGAGGATGTAGAGGGTGCCGGTGGTGGCGTCGGCCTCGATCTCGTATGGGATCGGCATCCCGTCGATCTCGCCGTCGTCGGTTAGGGGCAGGAGCCGGACATAGCCGGTCGGCATGGCGTAGCGGTAGTCCCAGCCGAAGGCCGGCGCCGTGGCGTCGGCCGTCAGCGAGACGCGGGTGACGGCGAATTTCCACGGATGCGCCCGGTACTCGGCATCGCGGGCGACCTCGTAGTTGCGGACGAACCAGCGGCTCTCCGGCGTGTTGTCGGTGTCGACGTCGGTTAGCGGCGCCTGGGTGAGCGCGTCGAGCGCCAGATTGCAGATGCTCGTCTTGGTGGTCGCCATCTTGAAACCGTCATTCTTTTCAGGGCAGGATGCGCGCCATGGCGCGCATGATCCCGGTCGATCCCGGAACGTACGGCCGCGGCGTCGCTCCGCAGGCCGGGCCGCTGCCGGCGGATGCCCACTACTCGCCGGCAACCGACATCTTCGTCGGCAAGCTCATCCTCGCGGCCGTGATCCTTGCCATCGCCATAGGCGTC